CCAAATCCAAACATACCCTTTTTGACGGACGGCTCTTCAATATTCACGGTCACGTGATTGTCCATGGTGATCTCCACGGGGTTGGCGTTTTCAAGGGCTGCATTAAATTCAGAAAAACATTCTTGTATAAAACTTTTTCCATCCGTCTGGCGCTGGGGCGCATCGATACTGAGTTCTTTAGAAATCTTCAGGGCCAGACGTTTCATGAGTAAAGAGGCTTGCATAGCCTTGGTTTGCTTTTCGCTAATCTTTAGGTACAGTTGAATAGAGCCCAAGACGCCGGTCCCGGCAGAGAGGATGGCGTTGAGCACGCTCACGTATTTCTGTTCTACGAATGAGTTGAGCCCTACGGCCGTAAGTCCGTTTACGGCCGATATGACGAGGATCGGAATATTGTATCGACGGGCCGAAGTGCTATATGTCGTATACTCTGCCGTAAAATGCTTTTGGTACGCATTACACTGCTTCTCCATGCGGGCCAGGTACTGCTCCTCCCTCGGAAACCACTCCTTCTCGATCGTCATGCTTACTTTGAGCCGAGAAAAAACGCACCTCGACCTCTCCAGAGACTGCCGGGAAGTTGATGAGGAGTGCGTAAGGGATTCCAGTCAAGCGCATATAGTTCTTGGCCTGGTTGACAAACTCTTCTCTGAGTTTCGTGGTCGATTTAAGTTCGACAATCATCTCTCCGTTTATAATCAAGTCTGCGCGCAGGTTCCCCACATTGTGGTTCCGGTACGAGATGGTGATGATCCGCTCGGTCTCGTATGGGATGCCGGCCAGTCGCAGCTCGACCCCAAAGGCGTTGTGATAGACGCGTTCGCTAAATCCTGGTCCAAGTTCGGCCCAGATCTTTTCGGCCATGATTTTAAGATCACGAGCCACTGGCTCGGTCTCGAGATCCATGTTGTGTGTCCTAGGGTCTCAGGGTCCAGGACCTCTAAGTCAATGTCGATCCTGTCGATCCTGAAGCGCCTTGAGGCAACCGCGAGCCGCAACGAGAAGGAGGCGATTCTCGAGAAGCACGAGTCGAACGAGACCCTCAAGGAGGCGTTCCGTCTGGCGCTCGACCCGACAATTAATTTTTATATTAAAAAGATTCCGGATGTGAGAGAGACCGACCAAAAAATAACGCTCGAAGAGGCCCTCTCGGAACTCGTGAAGAATATCGCGTCTCGCAAGGTGACTGGCGGTCTGGCCAAGGAGTGTGTCTCTGGCCTGCTTGGCTCTTTGTCCCTTGACGACCGTGAGGTTCTCAAGCTGGTCATCGGTCGCAACCTGCGGTGCGGCGTGAGCGACTCGACGGTCGAGAAGATCTGGCCCGACCTTCAGCTCTCTTACCCGTGCCAGCTGGTCAGTCCTATGAGCCCGACGACCAAGCTCAAGTTTCCTATGATGGCCCAGACCAAGATGGATGGTATGCGATTCAACGCGATCGTGGAGAATGGGGCGGTCTCGTATCGTTCGCGCAACGGCAAGGAGCTTGACCTGTTCGGGGCTCTTGACGAAGACTTTCTCACGATGGCTGATGGGGCCGACCTCGTGTTCGATGGTGAGCTCCTCGTCTCTGGGCCGCAGGGCAAGGTGCTCGACCGCAAGACGGGCAACGGGCTCCTGACCAAGTTTCAGAAGGGAACAGGGACTGAAGAGGTCGCGAAGCGCATTCGGGCGGTCGTGTGGGATCGGATCCCGCTTGTGGACTTTCGCCGGGGCTCGTGCAAGATGCCCTGCTATGCCCGCTGGACCCTGCTGAACGGGCTGAAGACCAAAGGTATCCGGGTCGCCCAGACGACGATGATCAACACCCTGGCGACGGCACAGACTCTGTATCAAGAAAAACTGGACGAGGGTGAAGAGGGCCTGATCCTCAAGGACCCCGAGGGTCCGTGGGAGAACAAGAGGGTCAAGCATCAGCTAAAAATGAAAGCCGAGCTGGAGGCGGACCTTTTGTGTACCGGAACAACCATAGGTACTGGTAAGTACGCGGGCCTTATAGGGGCCCTGGAGGTGCAGTCTGCGGACGGAAAGGTCAAGTGCTCTGTGGGGACGGGACTGAGCGACGAGGAAAGGCGCTCAGACCCGAGTGAGTTTATTGGGAAGGTGCTGGCGGTCAAATACAACGCGCTGATCACCGACAAGAAGACGGGGTCCCGCTCGCTCTTCCTGCCTGTATTTGTAGAAATTCGTCTAGATAAGGACGAGCCTGATACTTTGTAATAGATGGACCTTCGAACTATTGATATAGTCTATTTGCACGGTCCACATCGTCCTGAGCGTCGCGAGCACATGGAAAAGATGCTCAAAGAGGTGGACCTGCAAGGGGAGTGCCACGTGGGATACTGCGATAAAGGCCGTCATAGTGGCGTCCTTGGTCTTATAGAGTTGTTCAAAAAACGTCTAGAGGGCGAGTTCAGGCCGTTTATATGTCTAGAGGATGACTGTAACACGACTCCTTGGTTCCGTCACGTTATAGACATCCCTGAAGGTGCGGATGGCGTGTACCTTGGAATAAGCAAGTGGAGTATGCATCCTTGCTTTGACAAGGCTATTATCGCCTATCAAGGAGGTTCATTGGATCAGTACACAGATGTTGTTCGACTCGTGAATATGCTTTCAAATCACGCGGTTCTCTTCCTTACGAGGGCCTGGGCCGAAGCGTGTCTCAGAGCGTACGAACAGACTGCCACATGGGAGTCGCCTGATTATGATATACTTCAGTCCAGGCTCATGACTTCTTTCGATGTATACGCTCTCAAAAAGCCCTTATTTTATCAGTGTGCAGAAATGGGAGGTCACGAAGAACCTACATTATTTGTGTTAGGATAGGGCCACTTCCACAGGTAATTTATAATTTCACCTGCGCGCATATAGTCCTCGAGGCTCTTCCGGTCGGTCGAGAGCTTTGGCCCGCCATAATCTTCATCCAAGAGTGTACAGATGCTCGACCAGTCGTCGTCGATCCTGCCTATCTGATCCCAGCACACGACATATTTGGACAGGCCCTTGAAGTCGTAGAAGCGAGAGATGACGTAGTCGTCGCTCAAGTACAGAGAAGCGTCCATGTCTTTGGTCAAGGGCGGGACGCGCGGGAATCCCTGAAAGGAGGCGACCTTTGTCATTGTACCGAAGCCCTGTTGAATGATTTCGGCCGGGGACTTGTGTCCGAAACAAATGAGATAATTCAACGTATCTTTGGAGTTCTCTGGATACACGAGACCTGAGTAACCCACGACGCCCCCGAAACTTTTGTAGGCCTCGTAAAGGCCAGCAATGAACAGTGGTTTGTATTCTATGTCATCATCTATAGTCACGACGAGAGTCTCAGGGTCTTTTTCAAATGCGAGAATCGGGAGAATCTTATTGAAGCATGCACGATCCTCGTCGAGTTCCAGGACCGTCATACCCAAGGACACGAGTACGGGCTTGAGCCAGGGTTCGAGGGGTTTCTCGAACCGAGCATACTTTTTAGGAATGTTTATGTACATGGCGTCAGGCTTGATAGTGCCGTTCTTGATGCTCATTATGGCCTTTATGACCAACAGCTCCCTGGTCGGTATGACGGTCATGGTTGTTACGATTCTGACCATTTAAAGTTAAACAGACTTTACCTTTAAATGATTGTCATCGTGCCTTGTGGAGGTCTCGGCAACTTGCTTTTTCAGCATGCGGCTGCGTGGTCTCACGCCAAAGAGCAGGGTCAGGAACTCGGAGCTATCGGATGGTATCCTCACCCCAATATTCCAGAATATCCAGCATATAAAAAGTTTGGTGAATTTTCAGACCTGTTTAAACATGTAAAGATGGTCCAAGGAGCGAGGGGCGTGGAATGGACCGAACCTCGTTTCACGTATGTACCCATACCCAATGACGCCCGTGTACTGAATGGATACTACCAATCCTGGAAATATTTCGACAAGTACAGAATTGAACTCAGGGACCTCCTGCGTTCAAATGTGCCAGATCTATGGGCCGAACAAAAATCTCGCTTTTCAGGGGGAGTTTGCGTCCACGTCAGGTGGGGCGGGGATGGCCGGAAGCTCTTCGCCGTCAACCAGACGGTCCTCCCCAAGGAGTACTATCTTGAAGCCATGAAACTTTTTCCAAACAATAAATTTTTATTGTTTTGTGAGGAACCAGACCTGGTCGCCGACTTAACAGGGCCGAATGTGGATGTAGTCCATGAGCCCGACCCGGTCAAGACCCTTTTTTTGATGTCTCTCTGTGACCATTTTATCATTGCAAACTCTACCCTGTCTCTGTCTGCCTACTACATGCGCGAAAACGAGGATGCCCGACTTGTCGCCCCCCGTGCTTGGTTTGCGCCTGGTCGAGGGCCTGCTTACGACATCAATGATTTAATAAAACCAGGACCGAATGTCGTGTTGATGTCTTGAGTCGTGACGAACTGGTTATTACCTATGTAGAGGCCAAACTTGTGGACTATGTCGGAGTTTGGGGCGGCTATACTCTTCCATTTGGCGAGAAATGGCTGGCGGAGAAGATTTCCAGCAACCACGGGTCTGTACTCGACTCCGCGGGCATCAAAGTATTTTTTGAGTTTTTCATAAACCTCTGTGGTTTTACAAATAAACGGAAATACGAAACAGCTATTTGATTCTGTATACTCGGGCAGATGAAAGTACTCGCCCAGTTCTTTCATGGTATCGCAAAAAACTTTATAATTATTTTTTCTAATTTCTATGAACGAGTCGAGTTTGGGGAGTTGGCCAAGTCCGAGGACGGCGCCGATCTCTGTGTTTCTAAAGTTGAATCCGTCCGTCATGAATAGAAATTTACTATTGATGTCTGGGTACTTTTCACTGGCCGCTTTGAAATACTCGGGAGACATCTCGCGTGCGAGCCCGTGGCTCCGTTTCAGTCTCATAAGTTCGTAGAGTTCACGGTTGTTCGTGGAGACCATCCCTCCCTCGATGGTCGTCATATGATGGCCAAAATAGAAACTAAATGTGGCTCCCGTGGAGTCGGCCCCGCGGCGTTTCCCATCTGGTCCGGTCACTCCGTGCGACTCGCAGATGTCTTCGATAAATATAGCCCCTGGATAGAGTTCATTGAGTTTCTCAATAGGGGCGTCGAGTCCGAGGAGATGCGTTACGAAAACTATCTTGATAGACGGATCTGGCTTGAGTTTATCAGTGTCGAAGCTGAAGTGTCTCAGAGAAATGTCGGCAAAGACGGGCTCTAGGCCGAGCTGAATGACGGGACTCACGTTTGTGACCCACGTGTTTGTGGGAAGGAGAACCCGAGAACCGTCCGGCACCTTGAAGAGCTCCTTTACTGCAGCGACGAGAAGGAGATTTGCGGTGCTTCCGGATGACACGTAGAGTGAGTGCTTGCACCCGAGCCACTTGGACCAGGCCTCTTCAAAGTCGCGCACCTTTTGTCCATTCGTGTACTGCCCAGTCTCTAGTATAAATTTTATAAGTTTTAGTTTGTCCCATAGGGTCAGGGCATCCTTCATGAGAGGCCACTTCATTAGATCTAGGGCCTATTAATTCTTTACTTAAAAAAATAGTTGACTTTCAGGCAATGAAGGTCCTTGTTACGGGAGGTTCTGGCCTGTGCGGGAAGGCGCTCCAGAGGATCCGACCTGACTGGATCTATGTGGATTCCAAGACATATGGGTCCCTGACAAAACTGGAAAATGTTCAGAAGATGTTTGCAGATATGAAACCGGATGTGGTGGTTCACTTGGCTGCAAATGTGGGAGGGATTCTTAAGAATATGAATAACATGGAGGCTATGTTCGAGGACAATATTCTCATGAATACATTTGTTCTCGGAGAAGCGGCCCGTACAGGAGTTTCTAAAATCGTGAATATTCTTTCGACGTGTATTTTTCCGGACGATCCGACACTTGAGCTGACTCCTGACGTTATCCACGCTGGTCCTGCTCACCCGAGTAACGCTGGGTACGCTTACGCAAAAAGAATGTCTTACTTTCACTCGCAGATTCTGCCTGTAAAGGTGGTAAACCTCATCCCTACAAATCTTTACGGCCCAAACGATAACTTCTCGCTCGAGACGAGCCACGTTATACCCGCTCTCATAAACAAGGCTTCAAAAGGGGAACTTAAGGTTATGGGTACAGGTAAGGCGCTTCGGCAATTCCTACACGTTGATGACTTTGCTAGAATTATTACTTGGTCTGTTGAAGAGTTGGACTCGGCACCCAAGGGAGTTATTTGCGCGCCCAAGGAAGAGTGCTCTATCAAAACTCTTGCGGAAATTGTTGGAAGGGCTTATGGTCTCGAGCCCGTGTTTGTAGACGGCCCTGATGGACAGATGCGCAAGTATGCCATACCTGGAGACTTTCCAGAAATTCAGATTGGTCTTGAAGAGGGTATAGCCTCTACTGCCGAATGGTTCAACAAGCACCGTTCTATAGATTTATAGGCCTCGGAGTACTCCAGAGCTGTTATAAAATTCTTCTCAATGGTACTCTTGTACGATGCGTAGTAGTCAGGAGTCAGCGTCTGGATCTTTGTCAGGAGTTCTTGACCAGAAGAGAAGAGTATCCATCCAGAAGTATCAAAATAATCTGAAATATTTGTACACCCGAAATATAGGGGTATGCACTTTGCCAAGAGGCAGTCCACAAGTTTTTCGGTAAAATAATTTTTCACTTGACAATTTTCCATCGTTATGGCGAACTGAAATTTTTCAAACAAAGGAACTTTTGTGTCATGAAAAAACGGATTCCCGCCCAAGTCTGGGAGGAGTTGGTCGGCGGGCCACGGTCTGTGAGATCTGAAAAAAGTAAAGTTTTTGGGAAATAGATGTTGGTTAAAATGCACTTGGGCTCGAAGCGCATGACCCGGAACTCCGGGAAAAATCTTGGTCGCTGCCCAAGACGACACAGCGTATTCCTTTTTAGATACATCAAAAAGTTTTATTTCTTCTGGCTGAAAGGTGGTGTAGCAAAAGTTCAAAAGAACAGCCCTTTGAGGTTCTGCATCGAGTATAGCCTGGTCGTGTGTATATATTTTCTGAAATCTATGGGCGTTGGCGAGCACAGAGCATCGTACATGGCTGATTATTTCAGGTTCCAATAATAGTAGAATCAAATTTTCTCCTACATAAAAAGGATTATCTATGACCACCGTGGAGTCGTCTGGAAACGCCCCCTCTGAAAACTTTTCGGCATGCAGACATCCCTCGGCAACTCGGAACTTCATTCAATTATAAAGAGTTTATGCTTTATTTAAAAATGAATTATCCTGGAATAATCCTGATAACTTCATGCCACAAGCACCTATCAACCCGAGTCAGAGAACTCCGTGTTCCCCGGGAAGTGGACGGCTGGCCTGTTGTCATGGTCGTGGGCGATCCTCGACTTTCTGCAGATTTCGAGTGGCGCCTTGATGGTATTCTCGTCGTCAGGTGCGAGGACTCATATTTTCACCTTTTAAAAAAGATATATCTTACGTTGGAAATTATCCTAAAAAAATACAGTCTCGACCAAGGTGCCCTCATATGTGGAGATGATGTGCTGTTCAATTATGAACGTCTATCGGAGTTTCTGAGGTTATCTCCAAAGGCGGACTATATCGGTCACGTAACGCCATCGGAAGGTCCGAAGAAGATGTATAACACGTTCATGGCGGATTATTTCGTCACACATCCACAGGAGTGGGACAATCCCATCAACGGTATTCGGGGAATAGATATAAGCAGGTGTGTCGTGCTCCCATGTGCTCCTCGTATTGCAGGCACTATCAGGTATGTATCCCTAAAGTCTATTAGGTTAGTGATAGACTTTATGAAGAGTATAGACTGGAATTGTTTTCATTATGATCAAGAATATGGATTTATGACTCTGTGTGAAGATCTAAGTGTAGGGGCTATAATGCAAAAGTTTGGAATACCTTTGACCTTTTATAAGTTGGTAGCTCAAACAGAGGATGATTTTAAAACTGGGGATTGGGTCGGCTGGACTACAAACAAGGACAAGTGATCCATTTGTTGTTTTTCAGACCCCATTCTACAACATCCTTGATACCGTCCTTGATGGATATACGGGGCTCCCATCCCGCCGCGCGAAGTCGGTCACCCGACAGCGCATAACGCAAGTCGTGGCCAGGACGAGACGAGTGAAAATCTACGAATTCGTATTTAAGAGGTTTTCCAACTGCATCCGCAATGTATTGCGCGAGTTGAATATTTGTCGTTTCTTCTTTTCCTACGAGATTGAACTTTGGGCATTGGCCATTACCCCCTGCATCAGGATTCTTTGTCATTATAAACAAAATACCATCAGCCACATCTGCGCCATGAATGTAGAAGCGGCTTCCTGGTATTGTGAGAGTCGAATCAGAGTGAATAATAACATTCTCACCATTATTTATGTTATTTATGCATTTGGGTATAAACTTCTCAGGGTGCTGGCGAGAACCAAACACATTCATTGTATGAGTCACCACTACCGGAACTCCGTACGTGTTTCGATAAGCGACCGCCAGTTCCTCGCCGCCCGCTTTAGATGCCGAATAAGGATTGGTTGAATTGTATCGGGAGTACTCGTCATAGTATACCCCCGGAGGAGCCGGTCCAAAAACCTCGTCGGTTGAAAAATAAATAAACTTTTTGAGATTCTCCTGCTTTCGGGCAAACTCAAGAATATTACAAGTTCCCACAACATTATCATACACAAAACTCAGGGGATCTGCGATGCTGCGATCCACATGACTGCTCGCGGCTACATGAATTATATAATCAATCTGACCTATCTGGCTTGAAAGAACTCCGTGTATTGGCGAACGCAGGTCGTGCCAGATTATAGTATACCTCCCTAACTCTGACTCTGGCACGACTTCCTTGATTCTATTTATATTTCCAGAATGATTCATTCGCTCGAGACCAACAACTTCAAAGTCGGTATCTTTTATTAACTTTTCAAGGATATAGTGACCCACGAAGCCGCAAGAACCAGTGATGAGTACACGAGCAACCATTAGTTATATAAGTTTTCAAATCTTTAACGCCCTGATTGAACCTTTACAATAGGTGGAAACTTTCCATTGAATTTTCCATATTCTTCCCAGCTTTGAAAACGGCCCCACCGGTGTATATCGCCAAATATACCAGCGACCGGACCCTCAGTTGCGCATATACATGCGAATATTCTTTCAAAAGCCATTCGGTCATCCCGTGTCTTGATGTGTTGTCCAAGATTCTCCAAGTATTTAAATATCTTGTCAAGAAAATCCCAAGTTAGTACGGACATCCCTCCGTAGCAACCTGGCCATACGTGCTTCTGTTTGTATAATTCTAAAAGTTTTCCTGTATAGTCTATCTTCTGTATTATTCCCGTCTCAAGGGCTGCGTTATCCCAATCATGCGTAAAGTCCCATAAAAACATTACGTCTTGAACCTTATTAAAATCTATAAATTCTTTTATAAAAACACTGTCGTGAATGATAACCGCTTTTTCGAAGGGGCGCAATTTATAAAAATAGTAGTAAGGCAAAAATTCTCCGCTTCCAGGAAATTCTCCTTGGACTGATGTACATTTATAAAGTTCTTCAGGAATGATTAATTCCTGGTCCGAGTTGTCGTCTATAATCATGATCTGGTGTTCTGGATAGAACTTGCGTATATGTTTGTAACATTCTATCCAGTACATGGCATGCGTCGCATTTCTCACGCAGCGAGTTATTATAAACCCTAACATTTAAAGATTAAGAAATATAAACTTTAAATGAAAGTATTAGTATACATCGGGTATCATGATGACACGTCATTTAATGAGGCCATGGGTGTAAAAGCGTTTTTTTCAAATGCGTTTACAGTTAGACTCGTGCAACTTCCTAGAACTTTTTTCCTTGAAAATATATTATGGTATATTTTGCAGGATGTAGACATTGAAGATTGGGACTACATAGGAGTTCTTCCGTATAAATATCTGCAGAAGATAAGTTCAGAGTCTCATATTTCACCAGATGATTTTAATGGAGATTGCATCTCTTTTTTGAATAGAACCCCCGGTCATGGCGGATTTTATGAAGAAACAGAATTCTTTCATGGTAAAATTTTATTAGATATTATAGACCAAGTTATTTCACGGGTAATACCTGACATGCATACACGCATTATGGTAAACGGGCCGAGTGTATGGTGTTCCGCATTTGTTCTCAAAAAGAACATCTTTAAACAATGGGTGGAATTTATGTTAAAAGTTCTTGATAATATTGATATGCTTAATCAGCCGGTCAAATACCCTGGAAATATCCCACGAGAAACTTTAATACAAATGGGGTGTGTTGACGGCTCTTATCCTGCACTTCCTTTCGCGTCTGAAAGATTTATAACCATGTGGCTATACCACAACAAATATTCCATACAACCTGTTAGTAACTATTAAAGATAAGATAAATATATTTGATATATTATGAAAGGAGTGGCTTTTATAGTTCCTACATATATACCCAGTTTTAAATATACATACGAATTTATAGAATCTTTTGATAAATTTAAAAGTAATGCACACGTGTATTTGATTTTTTCAGATTATGTGGAAATGGAAGAGTTCAAGAAAGGCTGTTCTAGCAATTATAGCAATGTTTATTATAAAGTGTATCCACATGTTATATATCATTGTCCAACATATTATAAAAAATGGTGGATGATTAAACAACTACTAGATGAGTATGAATATTTTATAAATTTAGATTCAGAAATTCAATTTATTAAAAATGTAGATATTTATGACTTGGTCGATACTGAATTTAAAAGAAAGACTTATTTTTCGCACCCGACGAATGTAAACACGCCGCGCGGAGTAATTCCGTGGGGGGCGTGTTGTTTTAATGGTCAAGAAAAAGAAAAATTAAGAAATTTTCTAAAAGATTGGAACATGTATATTTTTTGGAATTCTCTTCCTATTGTAGAAACTAAAACTGCTAGAGAATTTATAGAAAAATATAATATCGTGCATATTCCGAGCATAGACAACAATAATATTTGCGCCGCCGAACACCTTCCATATCAGTATTTTCTAATTCTTTACCATGGCTGGCAAATTATAGATATGAGTAATTTTTACGCATCAACCTATGCATTTGGTATACTGGAGTGTGGAGGAACTAATCAAGAAATGCTTGACATAATGAACCCGCATTTCACATATTGGCTTGCTTATAAACTTGAGCCTGAGAAATTTTCAAAATATAACATATTCCTCACAATACATCATGACCGCCAAGATGGATGGTATGGCCCCCCTGGTGTTCCTGTAAAATTTTATACATCACCTAAAGAAATAAGTATATAGAAATATAATATGAGTAATAGATGTCTTGCTTGCGACTCTGAAACCCTCTCCAAATGTCTTGATTTAGGAAATCAGCCACTTGCAAATAATTTCACAGACACTCCGGCCGACCAAGAACGCTATCCTCTAGGAGTTGTTTTATGCAATAAGTGTAACCATCTTCAACTCACTTACTTTGTAAATCCAGACTTAATTTTTAAAAATTACTTGTATGTTAGTGGGACAAGTGAAACATATCTATCGTATATGAAATGGTTTGCTGATTATACTAATGCAAAACCATATGAATATGTGTTAGATATTGGATGTAATGATGGTTCTCAACTTGATGTTTTCAAACAAAAAGGTTGTTATACTTTTGGAGTAGATCCGGCTACTAATTTATATGAAATAAGTTCAAAAAAACATAAAGTATTTATTGGATATTTTGATGAAAATCTTGAGCTACCGGTGCATTTTAATGTAATAACGGCTCAGAATGTGTTCGCCCATAATCGGGCACCTCTGGAATTTTTGAAAAAATGTAAAACTCTCGCCCATGATAATAATTCCAGAATTTATATTCAAACAAGTCAGGCTGATATGATTATAAACAATGAATTTGATACTATATATCACGAACACATAAATTTTTTTAATGTCATCTCATTTAAACTCCTCGCCGAACGTTCTGGTCTTGTTCTTCTTGATGTTATAAAAACTTTTATACATGGTACGAGTTATATTTTTACTTTAGGAATTTCAGGAGAACCTTCTGTTAACGTCATGTCTGAAATACGTAGTGAGATTTCAAATGGGCTGTATTCTTTTAATACATATTCTAAATGGGCCGACAGAATACATTCGAGTAAAATAGTATTAAAAAATTTACTCAGCCACAAATATATAATAGCATACGGTGCTTGTGCAAAGGGTATGACATTATTAAATTTTATAGATATAGTTCCAGATGTTATAATAGATGACAATCATTTGAAGCAGGGAAAGTATAGCCCTGGAATAAAAACAAAGATTGTTTCACCTGACTTTCTCACATCAGTCTCACTTGAAAAATCTATAACATTTTTACCACTTGCCTGGAATCTATTCTCGGAAATAAAAAATAAAATTATAAAGTTGCGAAATACTTCTATAGACGAATTTATAGACCTGCGCTGTGTATTAAAGATATGATTAATTAATTATACATAATGCCCGTACTTAAACAGTCACTGTATGATCTTACTAGTACTCCAAAAACGAATCATTACATAGAGACTGGTGCTTATCTAGGTCACGGAATTATGCGCGTTATTGGAGAATATAATAATATTCATTCGATCGAATTATCGGAACAATGGTATAATCACAATGTTGAACAGTTTAAGAATAACCCAAGTGTTAAAATGCACTTGGGTGATTCAAAGAAGGTACTGCCGCACCTTCTTTCTACTCTTGCAGAGCCTGTAACTATCTATCTAGACGCGCATTATTCAGGAGGACCTACGGCTTTTGGAGACGAGGAAACGCCTCTACTTCACGAGTTAAAAATTCTAAAATCCAGAGAGTATGATGATATTATAATTATTGATGACTGCCGTCTTCTAGGAAATAAGGGGGCGTGCGGGGATGCGGGTTGTTCTGTTTATCCTCCTATGAATTTTGATTGGAGTGATATTACTGATGATAAGATTGTGGATTGCATGAAGGATGGATATATTCTAGTCAAAAATACAAATAATGAATTTACTTGTGGCGCTCCTGACCAATATATACTAATTAAAGCCAAGACTTTATAAAATTTATATGACGAAATGTTTCACATGGGTTCAGAATGGTCTTGGTGATAAAATGCTCGATGTTATAAGTTTCTGTGTTTTGTGTAAATTTTTGAACTATACTCCACATGTATCTCTGAATAGTATAATAAAAAACTTTGTATGGGGTCCTGATGTATATGATAATCGTTTATTCATTTACAATGATATAGTACTTGCTGATTCTAACAAATGCGACTATTTTGTAGAATCTCCTAACCCTTCACTATCGTCATGTCCTTATAATGTATACTTGTTTATAAAAAAATTTCTACCTGATATTACTTTTGAAGATGTATCAAAAGAATATGAAACACATGCTAAACATGTTATGCAGCCATCGGTTGAAATAGTATCTAAATTTCCCAAAGGAATAGAAGATGCGTATGGAGTTCATTTAAGAAAGACTGATAAAGTTACTGTTCAACCTACGCAAGGCGTTGCAGGATTATGTGAAAATTCTCAAGATGAATTTAAAATTATAATAGATGCACTTATAGTAGACTTGAAAAATATAGTTATCGTAGAAAATGAACCATCATTTTTATTTGTAAGCGAGGACTATGAATTTCGAGAAGAAATTAAAACTATTATAGAGGTTTTTGCCGAAGAGAATAAAAAAAATATAAAAATTATAAATATTGATTATAATATGAATGATGCGTTTTTAAATTATATAAGTGTTATGGATATGTGGTGTTTATCAAGATGTAAACAAATATTTCAAGGTGTAAAATATTCAACATTTTCTGTATTGGCAAGCCTTCTAGGAAGTTGTAAAATAGTTAATTACGCCGATTTATTAAACAACGATATAAATCTTATAGATGCGTGGTCATCAGTTATAACAGTCAATAAATTTAAAAAATTAGATAAAAAAATTCATTCAAAAATTTGTTCTAATTTTCAACAATTAGTTACTAATATAAAGTAATGAGTGTGACGCGGGGTAAATTTAAAGAATAAGATTACAAGTTCCGCATAATGATAATAGTCGTACCAATGGCTTATTAAAAAGTAAGTTAACTTACTTTTTAATGAGCGCATCTGTATGCTGTATAGCAAAAGATGAGAAACCATATATACAAGAGTGGATAGATTGGCATCTAGGCCTGGGGTTTTCTCATATTTATATATATGATAACTCCGATTCAAATGAACTTTGTTACCTAAATAGTGAAAGCATCAAAGTTATTCACTTCCCGGGAAAACCCATGCAACAGAAGTCGTATCAGAATTATATTGATAACTATAAAGGTGAACACACATGGTGCGCAATCATAGACTGTGACGAGTTTATAATATTAAAAAAACACAAAAACATAGTCCATTTTTGTAAAGAATATATAACTGGAGATACAAAGGCTATTAGTATGAACTGGATTAGGTATGGAAGTAATGGTCATCTTGCGTATTCTCCAGAACCAGTAATGGAGAGGTTTAAAATTCCCACTCCGGGTGTAGATATTCACATCAAAACTATAGTAGAGTGTAATAGTGTCATTTCATGGGGGCCCTCTACGCATTACCCAAGTTTATTGAATGGATATATAAGAGATACGTCTGGTAAAGTAGTAAACTCACCATTCAACGAAAACGGACCGGTTGACGTGGTTCAAATTAACCATTACTATACTAAATCAAGAGAAGAATTTATAAAGAAGGCATACCGAGGATACACTGACCGTGAAATTAACCCTGAAATAGTAGATTATCTGCAAAATTTCTATAATTTTATATAACTAAAGAATATTACCTTGAATATTTAAAATGCCTGCAAAAGAAGTCCCTCTGCTAATTCAAAAAGACCCATGACAGCCCCTCGCGTCACAGAATGAAAAAACCTCCAGGGGATTCATGGCGTCTCCACAAGGTCATCCATGAGAATCAAAAACAAAATAAATAAATAGTTTTAAGTAAAGTCAGGATGAACTCAGGAAGAGACATCAGCGGGGCTCCGCCCCTGCACCCCGCCGCTTTTCAAAAAGACCCATGACAGCCCCTCGCGTCACGGGATGAAAAACCTCCAGGAGCCCCTTCAGATGAATGTATCTCCGCTAGGTCAGCGACCTTGGTCGCGCCGCGGCTTCAGCCGCTCATCCTCCAGAAATACAAAAACAATTGTAAAACAATATTTTCAGAGATTCAGGAAGAGACATCAGCCGGCCGCTTTTTCAAAAAGCCCCATAAAACACGGGAGCCCCTTCAGGTCCAGGAGGTCAGCGCCCCCTCCAGGAACAAAAACAAAATAAATAAATAGTTTTCAGATATTTCATGGAGACTTCAGGAAGAGACATCAGCGGGGCTCCGCCCCTGCCCCCCGCCGCTTTTTCAAAAAGACCCCTAAAACACGGGAGCCCCTCGCGTCACAGAATGGAAAAACCTCCAGGAGCCCCTTCAGATGAATGTATCTCCACTAGGTCGTCCTCCAGGAATACAAAAACAATTGTTAAACAAAATTTTCAGAGA